GATCCGATTGCTTTAATACAGGCTTCACTTTTTCGATATTCTTTCATCTCCTTTGCTTGGTCGTTAGTCAAACCAGGTGGTTGATCTAACCATGAACGTGAATTGGAAACGGCACCACCTTGATTAGTCTTACCATCCATCACATACTCTTCTGTAATTTGAGTGGTGTTGTTTGATAAACCTAAGAACCCTGCCTTCTCTTTAATGTCCTTTGTAATGATCATTGTTTTAGGATCATTTGCGGTATAACTTATCTTATATCCATCCTCATCTGCAGATATAACATATGATGTATACGGACCAACAGGTGGACTTATGAGTGGTATATTATGTTTACGACTCACCATCCCAATCAATCCAATATGAGACAAACCTATAATACCTCCTAAACTGATTGCAAACAATTTAGTGAAGTTTATAGGTTTATTTGTTTTTGGTTTGTCTTGTTCAAGTTTCACTGACAAATCTTCAATCATCATTTTGTAATTAATGAATTATTTTTTAGGTGTCGAGTTAGGAACTATTTGCACTGGTGCCTGTTCAATACGAATTGTTTGTGCAGGTGCAGTCTGTGATGCTGCTGCGATCAACTTCTCCATATCACCCTTACTTACACCGCCACCACCACCACTGACACTACCTTTTTTAGTCGTCTGGACGCCAAATGTCGCTAAAACTCCTGTGAAGACCGAAGCTATGAAAGTTGGATCGAGATCTTGCTTTGGCATTTTAAATGCCTCTGGCAAATCGACATATGCTAATGTCAATATCGCACCACTCCAAATCAAAATTCCTAAACGCACAAAAGTTGACAGAATCATCATCTGCTCTTCTTTATCTTCTGCTGCATCTTTTAGTTTTCCAAGAATACCTTTTGGTTTTTCCTCAGATTTTTTCTCAGACTTTGGATTCTCTTCTGGTTTTTTATCTACCATTTTTCAATAGTCAATGCACTCTTATTTAGCAAAATAAGTTTCATAGTATTTTACTAATCCAGAGGTAGTTTTAAACTTCTGAGTCCACTCATCTGCACATTCATAAATGGCACGATTGTCACCAAAATTTTTAAGTAAAATACTTAAAGTTTGTTGCCTTAGTTTCATTTGTTCATCATTAAGCGTATTCACTACCCTCTCCTATGTAAGCAAGTGAACAGACATCAAGTTCTCCCGCATTCGGATCGAACCATTCCTCAAATTCATCGTGAATAGAACAGGCATTAGTGACAGATTCAACATCACAGGTTTCGCATAATACTTGGATACGTTGGAGTGCCCAATCATGTGTTGTTCTTAGTGTATGATCGAAAGTTTCCATAGTCTTTCCGCATATAGCGTCCTAGAATGTTACTATTATAGTATAGAGGTCTGCCATCGTCAAGTGATTCACTTAACACATTATTTAAAAATAACTGTTTAGTTTCTTCAAAATTAACAAGACCTTTTGTTTTATGTAAACTTAATATCTCTCTCTTAAACTCTAGTTTACCATACTCCTTTATATCTTCCTTGAGTTCTGGACAACTACCGTAATATTTTTTCCAATCACTTTCGGATGTAACTCTTCTCTTCGATCCCGTTCTTGGTTTTCTTTTCTGCCAAAAATATTTTCTTCCTATGTATCTTCTTCCCGTTTGCTTACCTGTTATCAGATAAACAAATCCATAATAATCACCAATTAGATCACTGTCAAAAATTTTATCATCATAAGTCCAAGGATTTTCATACTGACTCATACTTTTTTGTAATAGCAACTAAAGTATCTAGCGGAATCCACGCAGGGTCTTCAGTTTCTATTTGCACTTGCACTTCAGTGAATGTTTTTTGATAAAATCTATCATAACTTTGACGAGTATTTTTGACAAAGTTAAATGGATTCTTCAGATTCATCATCATTAAGTTTATTTATAATTTGATCATAACTATCAGCAGCATCACTGATTGCCTTCTTACTTGACTCTATATCATTGAGTTGGTCAACCCAATCTTCATCAGGAGTAAAAAGGACAGGACCTTCTTTGATCCTCTCCTTTAACTCGTCAAGCAGATCTTTATCATTCATAGTATCATATATTACAATTTGAAACCACTAAATGTGTCCTTTTTCACATCTTGTTTGATTCCACCCACTATATATGATTCTACTTCTGTTTCTTGTGGTGCAACTTGCAATCCTTTAGAACTAATCCAATGTTGTGTCCAAGGTAATGGATTGTTTCTTGCAGGAATATCATAGACAGGTTTCAAACCAATTGCTTTCATTCTCTTGTTCGCAATCCACTCAACATACTGATGAAGTAACTTATCATTCAGACCAATCATACTACCATCTTTAAACAGATACTCTGCCCATACCTTCTCCTCATTCACACAACGATCAAACATTTTATATGTCCATTGTTCTTCTTCCTTAACAATCTCTGTCATCTCAGGGTCATCACCTTTTCTCCAATTGTTAATAATGTTTTGTGTTATTGCAAGATGTTGGTTCTCGTCTCTGGCAATGAGGGAGATAATTTTAGCAGATCCCTCCATAAGTTTGAGTTCCCCAAATGCAAAACTGCAAGCAAAACTAACGTAAAAACGTATACCTTCGAGTATATTGACATTGGCAACCGCTCTGTATAAGTGTCTTTTTAAATCTTTACGAGTCCAGACTGATGTTGGTGAAGATTTCCATCCTTCCTCCCACATATGACCTTGACCCCATTCCTGTGCATAGTTAATAAATGTGTCATAAGATTCTGTCACACTCGCAGCACGTTGTAATATACGATCATCTGTTAATATTTTATCAAATACTTCTGATGGATCTGGATATACATTCTTAATCACATAGGTATAAGAACGTGAGTGAATCATTTCCATGAATGACCATACTTCCATACATGCTTCTAACTCAGGTAGAGAACAATATGGTAAGAATGCCATACCTGGTGCACGACCCTGCACGGAATCAAGCATGATCTGATACTTCAAGTTTGAGGTATAGATATGTTTCTGTTCTGGACGTAGTGATTGATAGTCACCACGATCTTTTTGTAGAGATACCTCTTCTGGTCTCCAAAAATATCCTAACTGTTGTTTAGTTAGATTCTCAAATTGATTGTATTTAAAATTGTCATATCTCTGAACACCTAAAGGTTTACCAAAGAACATTGGTTGTTTCTTTGTATCTACCTCTTCGGTATTAAAAACTGTCATGCCCTTAACTTCAGTCATTGGCTTATTACCTTCTGAGATTTTAAATTGAACAGGATTCACACTCTTCCTCCGATGTGTCTAAAATTTCTGAAACGAGATTATCAAGTGAAGCAGGTTCTTCTTCTACTTCATCTGTCTTGATGTCATATGTGTTTTGATAGTAACTTGTTTTCCAACCATACTTATAAGTTGTCAACCAATCATTTGCCATTTCTGATACAGGAACTTCATTATCTGGAAAATGTTCTGGATTGTAACTCCAGTTTCCACTGATTGCTTGATCAAAAAACTTTTGCATCACGGAAACAATATTTATATAACCAGTGTTGTTAGGCATTTCCCACAAGAGGGTATAATTATTTTTCAAAGTTCCATATTGAGGAACAATCTGCTTGAGAGGTCCTTTCTTTGACTTCTTAGTTGACAGATATCCTCTAGGAGGTTCGATTCCATTGGTTGCATTTGAAACAACTGAACTACTTTCTGAGGGCATTTGTGCTGATAGTGTTGAGTTTCTAACTCCATACTCCTTGACAAGTTCCCTGAGAGATTCCCAGTCATACTTCAAGTTATTGGGTACGAGTTCATCGACATCTTTCTTATATGTGTCGATTGGAAGTATCCCCTGTGCATATTTAGTCCTAGAAGAATATTCACAAGCACCCTTTTCTTTTGCAAGATTCACTGTGGATTGAATTAGATAATATTGGAATGCCTCTGTCAAATCATGGACTAGTTGCCATGACTTTGGATCTTCATACTTGACTCCCTGTTTAGCAAGGTAATGTGCTAGACCGATGAAACCAACACCAAGGGATCTACGTGCCTTAGTTGCGATTTCTGCTGCTCTGACGGGGTATCCTTGAAAATCAATAAGTTCATCAAGAGCCCTAACACTAAGATCACAAAGACTTTCGAGATCGGAAAGATCACGTATCTTGCCAAGATTAATAGCAGAAAGGATGCAGAGAGCAATTTCACCAGTTTCGTCATCGATATGTTGGATTGGTTTGGTTGGTAATGTAATTTCCTGACATAGATTACTCATCTCCACCTTATCAATAAATGATGAGTGAGTATTACAATGATCTATATTCATTAAATATATTCTACCAGTTTCTGCCCTTTCTTTCAATAGGTCAAGGATGAGTTCTTGCGCTCCAATAGTTTTTCTTGGTATTCTATCGTCTGCTTCATAAGCAACATATAACTCATCAAAGGATGGAGTGCCAAAAGCATCATAAAGCCCAGGAACA